CCGGCGACACAACAGTTAGAATTCGGATCACATCGGCGCAGGTAATGACCGAAAACGGCAACATTACAAGCAAACATCACGACACATTCGTAATTGCAGAAACTGAAGAAAGAAGGGTTAAAAATGTCATATCGCGGAATCAATAGCGTACACATGATCGGCAGACTGGCAAAAGATGCAGACCTTACCAAAACAACAACAGGCAAAACTTACACACGGTTTTCGCTGGCAGTAGCAAACGGAAACGAGGACGCCGCAGATTTCTTTAATTGGGAAGCCTGGGGAAGCACGGCGGAATTCATCGCGCAGTACGCGCACAAGGGCGATACGTTGTACGCATCCGGATACTGCCGAATGATCACATACGACGCAGAAGGCGAAACAAAGCGTTTTGAAACGAAAGTTGTAGACCGCGTGGAAATTATCAAGCGCAAGGCAAACAGCGCTGAAACGGGCGGAAATGTGGCAAATACGGCAGAATTTAACGCAGTGGTAAACGAAAGCGAGGAATTACCATTCTGATGACAGATTTATATTATGAAAACAGAATCACCGACTATACTTTAAGAATTGCCAATCTGGACACGATCCGGCAGCAGGAAACGACACGCGGTAACCTGATCAAGGCGAAAGCATGCGAAAAGGAAATTGAACGCCTGGAAAAGGCAAAGGCAGAATATGAGCGCAGAAGAACAGAAGGAAATTAAAGAACTGCGCGAAAAACTTGCGCAGGCTGAACGGCTGAACGATCAGCAGTACACATTAATATTGCAACTGTCTGAACAACTGCGCGCGTATGAGGTATTAACCAAGGTTAACCGCGTATGAAGTACAATAAAATAAAAGTCGGCGACCGTTACGGAATGCTTACAGTTATCGGCAAGACGGAAAAACGCGACAGGGCAGGCGCGATTGTATGGAATTGCAAATGTGATTGTGGCAACGTCGTGCAACGTTCTACAACGTCGTTACAGAATAGCAAAAGCCGGGGATGTATAATTTCCTGCGGATGCGGTAAACCGCGCGACATTGGACAGCGTGAAGCGTATTCGGCGGACAGGATCAGCAAAGCACGCGAAAGCCTGGGACAAATCGACGGCACAACAATGCAAGGTATAAACCGCATGAAGGTTAACCGGAACAACACCAGCGGGCACATTGGCGTTAGCAAGTACGGCGACAAGTGGCGGGCGCGGTTAATGCTTCGGGGCAAAGAAGTATTTTACGGTGAATACGACACAAAAGAAAAAGCAGTGCAGGCGCGCGAAAACGCAGAACGGTTATATTTCGACCCGATCAGGGACGCGTACAGCGCAGAGAAAGGCAAATACAGAGATGCAGAGAAACGGAACAAATGAGGAATACACGCGAATATATGACGCGATAGTATCAACAAAAGCGGCCGTTGAAGCGTATTTGCGCGGATCATGGGTCGAATATCGTTTCCGTACTTGCATGCGCTTGTGTTTCGAATTAGGCAGGCTGTACGCCGAATTAAGCAGGGAAGATTGGAATGAGTGACGCAGTAAAAGCATTCAAAAATGAATTGGCAAGCTATCCGATATTAAAAGACCAGCTGGCAGAAAGAAAAAAGCAACTTGACCAGATTCAATACTTAATGAACGGCGTACGCGCTGTACGCGCCGATTCTGAGCCACACGGCAACGCGCCGGAAGGAAACCGCATAATTCTATACCTTGCGCGCAAAGAAGCAGTAGAAAGCGAAATAACGCGCCTGTGTGAACGCCTGGCATACGTCGATGATGTATTGGAATTCATGAACGAATACGAACGTTACATAATCAACGAACACTACAACAACAACCGCACATACGCAGACATTGCCGACGAATTGGGATACACCACAAACTGGATCATGCAAAAGGTCGACAAGGAAATAGAAATATGCATACGCGCGTATGAAAATACTGTGGTGAACCAAGTGGAAAAATAATTTATAGTGTATGTGGGAAACAACGGTAAAAAAGTGGGTTACGGGACAGACCCGCTTTTTTATAACATCTCCTGCGCTGGGCGGCGCGTCATGGTTGCATTCTCCTTTCTTGTCATTTCTTCCTACTGGGCATTACTTCCACGCCGTCCGGCAAATATTTATGTGGTGATAATATGAAGCGCGATAATGACGGCACAATTGATTTAAGCGACCCGGCAACATATAAGGCAGAAATGCAACGCCTGGACAGAGAAAGCGTATGCCCGTGCGCTGAATGTGTGAAGCGAATGACGTGTAACGACGCGCACCATTGTATTGATTATAAGAAATGGCGTAAGAAGTACTTAATGCGGAATTACTAATGCAAGAGTGGGCAAAAAGTTTATACAAGTCGAAAAAGTGGCAAGCACTGCGCGAACAGGCAATGCAACGCGATGCGCGTTTATGTGTCGACTGCTTTAAGAAAAACCGGATCACACCGGCGGAAGAAGTGCACCATGTCATAGAACTAACGCCGGACAACATAAACAATCCGGCAATTTCCTTGAACCTTGACAACCTTGTATGCCTGTGCCGTGAATGCCACGCCGCGCGACATGATCACAGCAAAAAGCGTTATCGCGTCGACGAATTCGGCCGCGTGCTAATCAAATGATATCCCCCATGTTTAAAAAAATGAGGGGTACCCCGGAAGACCGAAATGTGCCACATCCAAAAACCTCTCTTTTAGGCGGAACAGCCGGAATTTACCCGGAATTGGTGAAAGATGAACGATTATATTCTAACTTATTACCAGCAGATAAAAGACGGCCGGCAGACTGTCGGGAAATGGATAGAAAAAGTTTATGAATATATCGTTACCGGATTGCAGCAGGGTGCATTCTTCTATGATCAGAAGAAGGCACACAACGCTATACGTTTTATCGAAAATAACGTGCATCATACGGAAGGGAAACTTGCGCCGCAGAAAATCAAATTAGAGTTGTGGCAAAAAGCCATGTACGCGACGATATACGGCATTGTTGACGCGTCCGGCAATCGGCAGTTTCGGGAAGTATTATGTGTACTTTCCCGGAAGCAGGGCAAAAGTAAAATGGCGGTAGGTGTCGCAGAAAACGCGCTGTATAACGATGGCGAATACGGCGCACGTGTTTATTGTGTAGCGCCTAAACTGGATCAGGCCGACATTGTTTATTCGGACACCTGGCAATCAATACTTCTTGAAAAGGATCTTGAGCGCGAAACGAAACACCGCAAAAGCGATATCTATATTGAAAAAACAAACAGCAGCATAAAAAAAATCGCGTTTAATGCGAAAAAGTCAGATGGTTTTAACCCGTCTGTCGTTATCTGTGACGAAATCGCAAGTTGGCAAGGTGACGCAGGATTAAAACAATACGAGGTTATGAAATCGGCAGTAGGCGCACGGACGCAACCGCTGATTTTTTCTATCAGTACAGCCGGTTATGTGAATGAAGGCATTTACGACGAATTGGTTAAACGTTCGACGCGGTTTTTACTAGGCGAAAGCAAAGAAAAAAGATTGCTGCCGTTTCTGTACATGATCGACGACGTCGACAAATGGAACGACATAAACGAATTAAAAAAAAGCAATCCGAATTTAGGCGTTTCCGTATCGGTTGATTATCTTCTTGAAGAAATCGCGATTGCGGAAGGATCACTTTCAAAAAAAACAGAGTTTATAACCAAGTATTGCAACATTAAGCAAAATAGCAGTGTTGCTTGGTTGTCTGCACAGACTGTCAGCAAGTGCTGTGGCGAGGCTCTCCGGCTTGATGATTTCCGAGGCTGTTACTGCACCGGAGGCATAGACCTCAGCCGTTCAACGGATTTGACCTCATGCTGTGTGGTCATTGAAAAGAACAACAAATTGTTTGTGTTTGCAAAGTTTTTCTTACCTTCCGAAAAGATAGACGAAGCGACTGCGCGCGACGGCGTGCCATACCGTGCATTCATCCAGCGCGGATTATTGCAGGAAAGCGGCGAAAACTTTATTGATTACCACGATTGTTATAAATGGTTCTGCGACCTTGTAGAACAGTACGAAATCATGCCGCTAAAAGTTGGTTACGACCGGTACAGCGCACAGTATTTAGTACAGGACATGGCGGCATACGGTTTTCAGATGGACGACGTTTATCAGGGCGAAAACTTGACGCCGGTTATAGACGAAACCGAAGGACTTATGAAAGATGGGGCGTTTGATATCGGCGACAACGATTTATTAAAAATGCACCTGCTTGATAGCGCATTAAAAACGAATTCTGAAACGATGCGGAAACGGCTTATAAAGATATCGAAAAACGCACATATCGACGGTACGGCGGCACTGCTGGACGCTATGACAGTACGGCAGAAATGGTACGGCGAAATCGGCGACCAGCTGAAAAATATGAGGTGAATACATGGGACTTTTTGACTGGATATTTAAAAAGGCGAATACAGAACAGGCGAAAGAATACGACGGGTATTTTAAAACATTGACCGCGTACAAGCCGGTATTTACCACGTGGAACGGCGAATTGTACGAAAGTGCACTTGTACGCGCTGCAATCGACGCACGCGCGCGGCACATTTCAAAACTGCGTGTCGAAATTCAAGGATCAGCACAACCAACGTTACAAACGAAATTGCGACTGCGGCCGAATCGCTGGCAAACATGGTCACAGTTTCTATACCGCACGTCAACGATTCTTGACATGCACAACACCGTTTGTATTGTGCCTGTATACGACGAATTTATGGACGTTATCGGATATACGCCGGTACTGCCTCGCAAATGCGAAATCGTGGAAGCGGACGGCGTGCCATTCCTGCGTTATGAATTCCACCGCGGACAGTATGCGGCTGATTACCTGAGCGCCTGCGCAGTTATTACAAAGTTTCAATACAAGTCGGATTTTTTCGGCGAAGATAACAACGCGCTTGATCCCACAATGAAACTTGTGCACCTTAACGACGAAAGTATTGAAGAAGCAGTAAAGGCAGGGGCAGCGCCGCGCTTCCTTGCCCAAATGAAAAATTTTAGCAACGCTGAGGATCTCAAAAAGGAACGCACACGTTTCACGGAAGAAAATCTAAAAGCAAACGACGGCGGTATTTTGCTGTTTCCGAACACGTATACCGATATCAAACAGATACAGGCGCAGGCGTATACAATCCCGGATTCAGAAAAGAACGAAATCAGAACGAACGTATACAACTATTTCGGCGTAAATGAAGATATCTTGCAGTCGAAAGCGTACGGCGACGCCTGGGCAGCGTTTTATGAGAGCGTCATAGAACCATTTTCCATCCAGTTCAGCGAGACAATGACAAACGCCGCATTTTCCGACCGCGAGCAGGCAAGCGGCGCGCTGATCATGGCGACGTCTAACCGCCTTCAGTACATGACAACGCAGGAAAAATTAAACGTGTCGTCACAGATGGCAGACCGCGGAATTATGAACCGCGACGAAATCCGCGAAATCTGGAATTTGCCACCGCTGCCGGACGGACAGGGGCAGGCATACACGATCCGCGGCGAATACTATTTGCTTAACGATGACGGCACATTTACGCGGGAAGGTGTAAGCAATGATTAAAGTAGTTTGGGGCGCGCCTTGTTCGGGAAAGTCGACATACGTTAAAGAGCACTTTAAAGCTGGCGATTTGCGGTACGATTTCGACGAATTAAAACAGTGCATAGGAATGACCGGCACACATGAAGAAGGCACGGAAAAACTGCGCAAGATGCTTTTAGCACTGCGCGAAAAGTATGTAACGACTGCAAAGGATATGAATGATATAACGGCGTGGTTGATCTGCACGCGGCCTTCTGAGTTTATCAGGAATGCCGCCGGCGACGACGCCGAATATATTTACATGGACGTTTCCGAAGACGAATGCATGAAACGGCTTGAAGCGGACGACACGCGACCAGATAAAGACCTTATGGCAGAACTGATACATAAATTTTTTGAGGAAGAAAAAAGAAGTATGGCGATTAAGGCGGACAGAGAATATAGAAACATCGGAACATTTGAGCAGGATAGGGAAGATTTTGTATTTGGCTATGCGTCGACTTTTGACGCTTACGAAATGTATGAGATTGACGGCGAAAAATACTATGAAAGAATCGACCGGCACGCATTCGACGACGCCGACATGAGCGACGTTGTATTTTTACGGGATCACACCGGCGCAGTGCTGGCACGGTCGAAAAATAACAGCATTCAGCTATGGACAGATGACCACGGTTTAGCAACACGCACCAATCTGTCATTGACGGAAGCAAGCCGGGCAATGCTTGAAGATATTAAAGTTGGCAATTATACACAGATGTCTTTTTCATTCGTTGCCGACGCGGATCATTACGAACGCGAAACACACACGCGTGTGATTGATAGAATCAAAAAAGTTTACGATATTTCAGCAGTTGCTTTTCCTGCTAATCCATACACAGATATCGGCATTTCTGCCCGCGACTTTTTCAACGGAGAGATTGAAAAAGAACGTACGGAGAGATACGAAGCGGAACGCAGAGAGAAGGCGCGAAAGGCACTTGCATTACGTATAAAGATTGAAAGGGCGAAAAATGGAAATTGCAGAAATGAAGATTGACGACATCGAAAAAAGAATGTCCGAAATCAATGAAGCACTGACCGATGAAAACGCCGATATTGACGCACTTAACGCGGAAGTTGACGCACTCATTGAACAGCGCGGCGCGATTGAAACGCGCGCAAACAACAAGCGCGACCTGCTGGCAAAGATCGCCGCAGGCGCAGGCACTACAATTGACACAAAAGAAGAAAGGGAAAATAACGTGAACGACATCGAAAAAAGAGAAGCGCTGTATGATGCGCTGGCAGAATCCATTAAGGGCAAAGCGACACCCGAACAGCGCGCACTGCTGACTACTAACGCAAGTGGTACAGTATCCGTTGCTACAATCGTAGACGGCTATATCTGGACTGATTGGGAGAAATCCCCGATTCTGAGCCGTGTAAGACGAACATTTATCCGTGGTAACTACAAGGTTAACTATGAGTCAAGCGCAACCGGTGCAGTACTGCACAAGGAAGGCACAACAAAGCCGGCAGAAGAACAGCTTGTGCTTGGTACGGTCGAATTTATCGGCGAATACCTGAAGAAGTGGATCAAGGTTACAGATAATGTACTTGCACTGCGTGGCAAAGATTTCCTGGATTATCTGTTTAACGAATTCGGCCACCAGCTGGCAAAGGGCATTGAAGGCCTGATTCTTGAAGACATCGCAGAATCTGAACTTTCCGCAAAGGTTACGCACGCGCTTGACGGTGACGCAGTACTTGCAGGCCTTGCAAAGCTGAGCGACGAGGCAACAAATCCGGTTGTTATCATGGCAAAGAGCACATATGCAAAGATCCGCGCAATCCGTACAACTGCCGGCGCACGCCTTGAAGATCCGTTTGAGGGCCTCGAAGTACTGTTTAACAATACGCTTGCACCAGCAGAGGGCAATGAAGCTATCCTTGTTGGCGACCTTGACGGCGTAATTGTAAACTTCCCTGACGGGGACGACTTCAAATTTGTTGTCGATGAAACAAGCCTTGCAGAAGAAGATTGGGTTAAGATTGTCGGAAAGATTATGTGCGCTGCACACCTTGTTCGTCCGAATGGATTTGCAGTCGTAACCGCTGCTTAACTTATGAAAGTTAAGGTATTGAAGCGCACAACGCTTACAGTAGAAGCAGGGCAGGAAATCGAAATTGTAGACAGTGAATTTAATTTACTGCACAATCTGGGACGCGTCGAAAAGGTAGAAGAAGACGCACCGAAAAAGAAAACAGGAAAGCGGGCAAAATAAACCCGCTTTTCTTTCGAAAGGGTGATTGTATGAATACGTTGCTTGAAAAAGTGAAACTTGCGTTGAGAATCTCGGAAAACGCTTTTGACAACGAAATTACGGATTTAATTAACGCGTGTTTAAAGG